CCACCAGACGATGGCGGCCATCCCCACTATGGCGAGGGCGGCCCCGATGTTGAAGTAGGCCTGCCCGTCCAGGGCCTGGGTCGAGCCGAACCAGGTCGCCACGGTGCCAATGGTCGTCTGGGCCCCCGTCTTCACCCGGTCGAGGAGGACCAGCTTGGTGCTCTGTTCGCGGACAGTGGTCTCGCCCGCCAGCTCGATGAGGCGGAGGTAGACGGGGAGGCAGCCAACCTGCTGGTCGACGTGGTTGGGGTCGTAGTTGTGGTCGGAGACGTACTTCCCCTGGACGTAGATGTTAGTCCCGCTCCATACATAGGGGGAGGGGCGGCCCATCTGCGCATACCCGTACCCGTTGAAGGCCTCCCACTTGTAACACATCATCTCGATGGTCCAGGTGAGCTTCCCCCAGCCCATCATCGCGATGGCGTCTAGGGCGCTCTCCTCCCAGGTCGCGAAGGGGCCTCGGCCTACGGGGACGATGGTCGTCCTCCGGCCTGTCCCGACGATGAGCTGCCCGTTGTGGAGGACGCCCTTGAAGTTCCCGTTACACTCGCGGAAGTGGGCGACGGCGATCCACGCCCAGGGGACGCCGGTTTGGCGCTCGATCCCCTGGTAGCGCTCTTTTCCCGCTAGGAGGGCCCTAGCGGCGCGGTCAATCGCGCCCTGCCACTCCGGCTTGACCTGAGCCAGCTTCAGCCAGCTCGTGTAGCGGGGGCCCATATACGCGAAGGTAGCCATATTCCGTCTCCTTACCGTCTTTCATCACCACACTCTTCTCGCCGCTATGTAGCCCGTTCCACGAATTGTGCTTGCCGAGAAGCCCGACTCCATCACGAGGTAAATTGTGGTGGCCGCCGCCAGCTTCATAGACAAGGGGCCGACAGGGAAAATCTGGAACTGGGCAGTACCCGGCGTGTATCCGGTAGGATATTGCTGCGAGAGTGCGGCACCAACAGGGTCGGGAGCCGTCGCAGCTGATGTTTTCCTGATCGCGCCCAGAAAGTTGTCAACCACGGTCGTACCTGACCCGAAGAACAGCGCGGCGGCACTTAGCGACCAACTGCCCGCAGTCAACCGAAGCGCAGCGATATTTTGCCTTGTGGCGGAAACGAAGAAGACACGAGAGTCGGCCGTGTGCGTCCCAGACTGCGACCCACCAGCGGTACTTATGAACGTGCCGGCGATTGCGTTGTCAACCGTCGTCGCTAGATTGAAGGTGTTCGCGTCGATGGCCTTGAGATAGTAGGTGATGTCGGCGACGATGGTTGTCGTCCCGCCGTTTGGCAGCGTGCCGGTTGTGGTGAATTTGACGGCAGTGACCGCCCCGACCGCAAACCCGTGCGCCACCCACGTCCCAACGCACGGGTTCGCAATAGTCAGCGTAGCCGTGGCGTTGGCGTTGTTGACCGCGTCCTCTAACCGAGACGCGATAAGCTCCCCGATGGTGCCTGCCGCCGCGCTATCATTCGTTCCTGTTCCTGTGAAGAAGCCGCGGGCGGGTGTCACGTCACCGATGGCGCCGGGTGACGAGAAGCGGGCCGCCTTGACGACGGCGGAGAGCGCGGGCGTGCCGTCGACGTAGGTCCAATCGAGGTCGCCCGTCGCCTCAGTGGCGACCAGCAGCGCGGCGATGGCGTCCTCGGCAGCCTCGGTGAAGTCGGTGATCGCCGTCGAGGCGTGCGTGTGCCCGACAGCGGACTTTTCACCGTCTAGCTCGTTAATGGCCGCTTGCACTGTGGTGGCGGCGATGTTGCCTGCTGGGGTGTTCGTGATCGCTGACCCGGCGTGGGCGTCGGCCGCGTCCGCGAGGTGGGCGGCAAGGTCGCCCGCGTCCTCCACAATAGCGGCTTGAACTTCTGTCGCGGCAATACCGGCGGCTGGGGTGAAGGCGATGGCCGATGCCGCGTGCGCTGCCGAGGTGTCCGCGATGTGTGCGGCGAGCGCCGCATCGTCTGTGGCGGCATCGCCAGCCAGCTCATCAATGGCCGCCTGCACCGTTGTCGCCGCTATAGTGCCGGCCGGGACGTTGGAGATAGCACTCGCGTCGTGGGCGTCGACGGTGTCCGCGAGGTGCGCTGTTACATCGCCCGCAACCTCCTCAATGGCGGTTTGGACATTAGTCGCAGCCACTCCAGCAGCCGGAACGAAAGGAAGCTCAGACGCGGTAGCGGCTCCGGCGTCGGCAATGTCGTCAGGGTATCGGGCGAAGAGATACTCGGTCATGGGAAGTCCACTGTAGAGTAGCCGATGCGGTCCCCATCGGAGACCCAGGTTAGCGGCAGTATTTCCAGCGCAAAGTTGGCAAAGCTGCGCCGGGTCAGGATGCGGGCGTTGTCTCGATCAGTAACGCCCTGCCCCAAGTCTATCACCTCATAGCCGATCCGACCACCCCTGATTAGCAGCCGTATTTTGGGCTTCCCCCCTAGGACCGGGCCGTCATAGGCGGAGTAGTGGGTAACTTGGCCGCGGAGCATGATCGGGACTACGTCGTCCCGGATAGCGACACGGTTGTCACTGGCGCGGTGGGTCAGTTGCCAGACCGTACTGTCCGCCCGATCCTCAATGGTGATGATCTGCGGCAGGGGCGGAACCCTAATTTGCCTCGTTTGTGGCATCACAACCCCATCTTCGCGAGAAACGCCGCTTCAGTAGCGGCTTCGGATTGGGCCCGCGATGTCCCTACCACAGCAACCCACACCCCATTTGACCAGAATTGGGGAAGGTGCCGCAGTAGCTTCGCGTGGAGCATGGCTTGCGCGATTGTCTCCCCGTAGAGCGCGACAACGTTGTCCCACCACGCTTCAGGATCGACAACCAGCTTTCCAAGTAAAATATTCTCATCGCCGGTCATTACCGCACCCTCTTGCCGGAGAAGTATGTCAACTGGTTGGTTGGGCTCCCCGACTCGAAAATATCCACCACCTTCGTCCCAAAGTAGACAGTAACCTGGACCTCCGCCGTGTCTCCCGCGTCCATATCGACACCTGGGCAGTTCCAGTTGAGACTCAACATGCCACCTATGAGGAGTGGGGCGGGGTTCTGGAATTGGAGTAGGAAAGTCCTATTCGAGGTGACGAGGCGGACGCGGACCGCCGTGTGCCCCGCCAAAAGGCCATCGAGAAACACGATCCCACCGAAGTCGTAGGTCCCCGTCGTTACGGTGGTGAACTTCCCCGTCGTGGTGTTGAACTCCCCGAGAAGATCATAGAGGATGGTGTTGAAGATGATGCTGTAGTCTGTGTTGTCTCCCGTTACGTTTAGGATGGCTGCGCTATTGTAGGCGAAGAAGGCGGATGGCGTGACGGAGGCAGGGAGCCACGCCACCCCGTTGGACCAGACGATGGTTTGCAGGGTGGTGTCGTAAAGAAGACCCCCCTCTCTATCGGCCGCGGGCGGCAGCTCCGCCGTAGTGACATGCTGCAAGTGGAGCGGCCCCTGCATATGCTCTGTCCCGTCGAGTGGGAAGGCGAGGTTGAGGCGGGTGGCGTGGTCGGTCTGCGTCCGTTGGTTGGCAAGCGCGCTGGCGGCCATCGTCTTGGATAGGTCAGAGCCGGGCCGCCCCTGGCTGGGGGAGATGAAGACTTTATTTGCCATCCTCTCCCTCGCAGACGTGGGCCCGCAGCTTGGCTGGGGTCCCCTTAACTGTCGCCTTGCAAAGGCGACAGTGGCCCACCCAGGTCAGGCGGGAGTTCTCATCGATGATCCTGGCGCGAGCCTGGGGGCTCGCGCCGTAGCGGCGCCCGACAGCGATGGCGGCCCTCTTCATCTCCCTCGTCATCTCATCCCTCCCTGCGTCACATCGTTGTCCCACCCGCTCAGCTGCCAGGGCTCCCCATCGGTCCCGAACTGGTTCTCGAAGAAGCGCCCGCGTCGGTAGTGGACGGTGAAGTGACCGCCCTCGGGCAGGGAGGTGTCGAAGACCTGGGTGTCGATGATGGTGGCGGGCCCCGATGCGTGGTCCATCATCCTCACCGTCACATTGAGGACAGAGTTGAGCTTTTCTGCGAAGGCATAGACGCGCTTGAGGAGGCTGCGGATGCGCCCGTCGCCAGTGGCGCGTCGGCCTGACCTGATGAAGGACGGGAGGAAGGCGCCGGCGCCCGTCTGGATCGTATTGATCTTCCACAGCGTCCCAGCCTCGTCCCCAACCAGGTTGAGAGGGAAAGCGGAGAAGAGCTGGGAGTCGTTCCACCGAATGACCATCTGGTCCCACGTCTCGGTAATGTCGTCCCAGGTCAGGGCAGAGCCCACGACGCCGAGGCCGGGGGTGAGGAAGGGGAAGTCGCGGCGTGAGAAGGGAGTGGGCGTCTTGTCACCGACCTCCTCCAGGTAGTGCTCGACGAAGGCCTGCTCTGGCGGCTCCAGCTCGTCCCCCACCCCCGCGTCGGAGGTGAGAGGGATGCCCCAGATCAGCTCGCCGTTCTCCTCATCGAAGTGGTGGAAGCCGAAGTGCTGTCGAGCCGCGTCCCTGGTCCGGAGGACCTCCCGCCAGAGTTGCTGGTTGATCGTCGAGAGGGTCACCCCGTCGAAGAGATACTGCGCGTCGGCGCCGATGAACTCGTGGTAGTCCCCGAAGTCGGCCACGAGCCGGCCCGCCAGGGGGCCCACGCCCTCGCCCGCCTCGCGGAAGATGAAGATGAGGGGGTCGCCCACGAACTGGCATAGCGTAACGTGGTCGCGGGAGTAGAAGACAAGGCTGTCCCCCATGTCCTCGACCTCAGTGATATCAAACACGCCATCGTTCACCCTGAACTGCTCGCTGAGGCCCGTCCCGGTGTCGCCCGCGTTGAGGGGGAGCCCGATGTCGCTGTTAATCATCCCGGTCGGCAGCAGCTCACCCCCATAGGTGAGGGTGGCGTAGATCATCATGTTCTTGTAGACGAAGAGCTGCTTGCAGCGGAAGTTCATCGCCGCCTGCTCGACCAGCTGGGTGGCGCTGCCGTCCCAGGTGTGGACGAACTCGGCCCCGTTGGTGAGGAAGAAGAGATCGGGGTCGACCCCGCCCGCCCCGTCGTCGGGAGCGGCGAAGGTCGCGCTGTCCCAGAACGTGGTTATGTCGCCGGTGAAGGTGCGGCTTATCGTGTAGACGGCGCCCGCCCCTACGGTGCCGCCCGTGGTGGCGAGGGTCAGCTGGAGGCCGCCCGCATCGACGGCGGTGATCCTGATCCAGCCGGTGCCGGGCCAGGTTCGGTAGTCAGCCGTGCTGACTTTGAAGTAGTCTCCAACCTTCACCCCGGCCGCGAACCACCCCGTCCCTGTCCCCGTCACTGTCGTCCCCGATACAGCGACGGTCCCTGTCCCGTATCGGCGGTTCAGGAGGAGCGCGACGTCGGTCTCCGGGTCATACTCGAAGACATTCTTGGTGGTGGCGATGATCTGCTTCTGGGTCCCCGCCCGGAGGTAGAAGGTTTCGATCAACATGATGGGGTCGACAAAGTCAATCGCGCTGTGCTCCTGCCACCCCAGGTTCACATTCCCCACCTTACCCTGCTTGATACGGAAGTTACGGCCGTCCTGCAGGCCCCGCGCGGGGACCATCAAGGCGTCCAACCCGTAGTAGAGGCCCAGGTTAGGGCTGATTACTGCGCTGCTCTTCGCCATCTTCTGCCTGTAGCGCAATCGTCCGTTGCGGCGGTGGCGGAGCCATCGCCAGCTGCCTTGCCATCGCGATCTTCGCGATCAGCTGCCCCATCGTCTCCTTCATCTCCGCGAACTGGTTCCGCATCTGTTGGGTCGACTGCGCCACGACGTCGAGGCGCTGGTTCATAATGCCCTGCGTCATGATGGGCCAGGCGAAGGCGCAGTCCCACTCTGGTCCGGTCTCCGCGCCCCGGGTCACCTGCAGGGGGCGCCAGAACATGCAGCTCTGGCAGGCCTTGGGGTGGCTGCAATCTCGCTTCACAAGTGGGCAGTATTGGCCCTTCGGCCCTGCTATCTTTCCCGTCATGGCATCAGTCCTTTATCCCGATCACGACAATACGGCGCTTGATGTTGAAGTCCATTGCCACCCCAACGAAGGGATGGTCGTGGGTTGCGCCGCCGCCCTTCTCCGAGGATAGGCCGATGGTTGCGGCGGTGTCGCTGCCGGTTAGGATGTAGGAGTTATCTCCTAGGGAGCCGACGCTGCTGGCCAGCTGCCGGGAGGCGGTCAACCCTGGGGAGGTGTCGCCCGTGGCGCCAGCGACGACAAAGTGCTTATGCGCGGGCATCTGGGCTTCGGTAATAGCGTGGCCCGTAATGGTGCCGGTGGGGATCCGCGAGGCCCAGAGGGCGGTCATCAGCCCGGTCCCGCCGTTGAAACCGACGCTGCTGGTCCCGAGGCCCAGGGCGACATCGTTGAAGGCGGCGTCAGTCTCTTTCGTCCAACCGACGGGCGGCACCGTCATATCGAAGAGGAGGCGGTCGCCGGAGGTGAACTCGGGGCCGATTGAGCGCCAGACATCCGGGTCAATCGAGGTCGTCATCTGAACACGGCCGAGGGTCGTGTTATAGACGAGGGAGCCGATCTCCCATGTGGTGTCGGCGTCTCGGACGGCGGTACTGTTCTGGGGCAGCTTGTGATGGCCCGAGGCGCCGTGCTCGTAGAGGAGCCAGCTCTCGATCACCTCACGGAAGGTGCGGGCCTGTCCGGGGTAAATAGAGACGACCCCGGTATCTTCGGGGAGGGCCTCGTTAGGGGTGAAGGGTGGGCTGGACATGGTGGCTCCGAGATGGCGGGGCCCTAGTCTAGCAGGTCAGCTCACCGGAGCCAAGGGTCCCGGCGGTGGGTGTGGCGGGCCCCAAAGGCGTCCTTGTGGGGGACGAGGGTCTGGATACGGCTGACCTGGAGGCGCTTGTCGCGATTTATCGCCTCCTGCAGCTTCTCGGCCGCCCGCTGGGTCCACATCGTTGCCCGCTCCTCATCCTCGTTGGTGAAGAACCCATAGGCGGTCGCCTGGAGGAGGAGCCACTCCTCCGCATTGGTGGTGAACCAGTTGGTGTCGCCCCCTGCGGAGAGGGCGGTGAGGTACTTCCAGTAGGGGACCCGGATGCGGTACTCGCCGTCGGCGTAGAGGGAGAGGCTGTCCGAGAGGGGCCACACCTCCAGGTTGGAGGCGCCTGCCTCGGAGGTGGGCTCGCTGCGGAGGACCATCTGGGGTGGCCCAATCGTCAGGGCGGAGTCGGCCTCCCCGCCGGCATCGGTGGTGACGTCAAACTCGACGGCCGCGCGGCTCTGGCCGATCTGCAGCTCTTGGATGTCGCCCGAGGCGTGGATCACGTATGGGCCGACCCCGGTGACGGGGTCAAGGCGGAACTCTTTGAAGTCGGCTGGGGTAGCGACCAGCACCCGCGTAGCGGGTGCTGTGACAAGGACGGCGGTGGCCGCCTTCATCACCTCGAAGTTGTGCCGCGTCTGCAGCGTCTTCATCGCCCGGTTGAGATAGGTGGGGATGAGCGCGGAGACGGCGGTGGGGACATCGATGAGGTTGGTGGCGACCTCGGTCTGCAGCTCGGTGAAAGTGGCCATGGGCTACCCCTTAGTTGGTCCGAAGAGGGGTAGCTCCTCCAGCTCGAATTCCGGATCGAATTCCAGCTCCAGAAGGGGTCTCGGGCTTGGCCTCGGCCTGGGCACGCTGCGTCTCCGACGTGACAATGCTATCGAGGACCTTTTCGGCCATTTCGAGTGTGAGAACGACGCCTTGTGTGAGAACATTGCCTTCTGGGTCCTTCACCTGATGCCGCCCGGAGGTCAGCGCCACGATAGAATACCCATTCTTCACCTTGACGACGGTCTTGTGCTCAATCGCCTCAGTGGCCAGGAGTTCGGCGTCCACTGCCCTGGCTGCGGCCGACATCGCCTCTTTGCGACGCCGTTGGATGGCGAACCTCACGGTATCGAAGCCGGCCATCTTCGCCAGCTCCTCGCCCACCTCATGCCCGTGGGCGTTGAGGTACTTGCCCGGCTCATCCCGGTACATGAAGATGTCCATCCCCAGGTCCGTTGCGGTCCTGATGAAGACACCCCTGTCGTAGTCGATCTTTCTTTCAGCCATGGTTCCCGTCTCCGTACTTACCTGCGCGGCCTCGTCACTACATCGAGCATGTCTGAGAGGATCGTCCCAACTGTTGGGGGCGACTCGACCCCGTTCCCTTCATAGTACTCGTAGCCCTTCTCGTCGTCGACCTCTTCGGAGTCCCATCCGCAATGGTCGCACTCCCACGGGCCGGTGCGAACCTTGCTGTCGCCGTGGAGCATCACGTAGGGGGCCTCGCAGCCAGCGCGGCCGCAGGCGGGGCAATCCTTGTAGGTGTAACCGGGGCTGAGGTACTTGGCCATTTACTTACTCCATCGGTCTTGGCTGTCCCAAAACCGCTTGACATCGAAGTCGGCCGAAGCCGGGGCGGCGGAAAGGGTGAGGAGAAGGACGATCAGAAGGGTCTTCATTGGGTAGGCTCACTTTCGTTCTTCGGGTCCGGCTTCGCCGCCTCTTTCTCAAACTCCTCGATCCAGTTCATCGTCTCCTGCAACGCGCCATCGACTGCGTGAACTAGACAGACGGCCTTCTCTTTCTGAACCATCAACTCTTCAAGCCGCAGCTTCAATCTCTCAAGCGTCATCCCGTCGTCTCCTTTTAGTCGGCCGTGGCACCCACCGCGTAGAGGCGGATGTACTTGTCGACACCGTTGATAAGGACCTTGATGTACCCCTGGAGGGCGCCATCATTCTCGGTCGTCGGATCGTTGTTCCAAGCGCCACCGCCCGCACCCGGCAGCTCGAAGAGATGGGTCCAAGACTGCGAGCCGGTCTGGGCCTCCATCCGCTCGATGGAGAAGGGGACGATGACGCCGGAGGTGACGGTCGTGGCGGAGAAGGCTGCGCGCATCCTCAGTCCGACCACCTTGCCGGTGATCGTCCTAGTACCCGCGTCATCCGTAACCAGCTCGATCTGATGTCCGCGCACGTCGCCGGCGATGGTCCCCGCGGCGGTGCCGCGGAGATAGACGTCGGAGTGGAGGCCGATGATAGAGCCGGAGCCGGTGAGCGCGACACCGTCGCTGATCGAAGCACCAACCTCGGCACCGATGACGTTGTTCGCCATCGAGACGCCCTGCCGCGGCTTCGACTGGAAGCCGATGAAGGAGTTGGCCGTGCCGGTATTTGTGATGGAGTTGAGACGGACGGTCCGTCCCGCGTTGTCGGTCGAGGTCGGGCTGGAATTGATGGTGAAGTTGCCGCCGGTGAGGGAGGCGTTCAGACCGAGGTAGAAGAGGGCACGCGCCTTCCGCTGGGCCGGGGTCAGCACCCCCTCTGCGGTCGGCAGCGGAGTGTCCAGCTCAGAGAAGTGCTTGTCGCGGGCGAAACTGCCGTAGAGGCTCATTCTTGTTCTCCTAATGAGGGGCCCCTTGCGGGGCCCCCATCAGTTATGCGGCTGCAGTGACGGTCTTCTGCGTTACGTTGGCCTGGTCAATGAAAGTGGCATTGAACGGCAGCTCGATGTACTCGACCCAGGCGCGCCCGGCGCCGGAGTCTCCCTCGGCGTTGGTATCGAGGGTCATCGCGAAGCTCTGGCCCGGGTAGATCGCCCAGGGATTGGCGCCTACCTCGATCACGACGATGTTCGAGTTCGGAGCCTCATTCCTGGAGGCACGGCCCTGGACCGCGCTGTAGTCCTCGGGCTGCTCGCCGTCGAGGTCCGGGATGTTAGTGGGCGCCCAGATAACCGCACCGGCGGCGGGATCGACGCCGGCTGCGATCATGTTGAAGACGCCGAGAGAGACCGCGCCCGCGGTCGAGCCCACGATGGGACGACGGGACAGGGTGGCGGACATCGCCACCGAGTTGTCGGTCACGATGGCGGTCGTAACCAGCAAACCCACCTTCGTGATAATGACGGGGCCGGGGAAGACGAACTCCGCCACGGCACCGGCACTGTCGACGTTCGGTGTATCGGCCGCAGCCATCGAGAAGCGCTTCTGGATCAGATCATGAGACATAGTAAGCTACTCCTTCTGGCCGGCTTAGGTCGAGGCCAAGTGAACAACGCGGGCCATCGTCGGACGCTCCCAGACGAGGAAGGCCTCGATGGTCCCAACCCAACCCACCTCCCGGAAGGTGCCCAGCTCCTCGGGCAGTCCGGTGCGGATTTCCGGGTCCATGATTTTGATGAGCCCGCCTGCGTCGGCGCCGAAGAAGACGCCGTCGCCAGTGGTCGTGCTAGAGCCGATCAGGTCCGCAAGGGCGTCGGTGTGGTTTGACTCGTAAAGGTCGAAGCCTTCGAGGCCGGTCGCTAGTTTGCCAGACACGAGGGGGTCCTTCGTGTGCGGGGCGAACCAGTCCTTGTAGGTCTCATCGTTCTTCAACCCGCGCGCAGCGCGGGTAGAGAGGATGCCGATGTAGCGGCCGTTCTTGAACTTCGGGGCCTTGAGGTCGCCGTGGAGCCTGTCGTGGATACGGCGAAGGTCCTGCACCTCCAGGTTGCGGTTCGAGAGGGAGTCGGCGCTGCCGTCCGTCACGAACTCGCCGCCGGTGGATAGCGGGGTGTACTTCAGCGGGGTCAGCTTCAGGGCGGACGCGCACATCGCGTCCATCGTCAGCGTGATCTGGTCGCGGAGGACCTGCTGGATCGGGTCCATCAGGTTGAAGTGGGTGAGGTGGGTCTCGAACTCGGTGACCGGCACCTTGTAGCCCCACTGGCTGACGGAGACCGACTTGGTCTCGATGGCGGGGCGGCCGCTGGGCAGACGATCGGTCTCAGAGACGCGGCTCGCAATCGGCAGCTTCATGATGCGGGTGATGGTGACAGTATCGCCCTTCTTCTTGCCGAAACCGGGCTCGGCTCGGAAGAACTTCATGAACTGCGTGTCGGCAATCGCCTCACGCCGGATGTCCGAGGACAGGGCGTGGTTGCGGTAGGTGCCGGTCGGGGCGTCGAAAGTCCAAGACATTGTGTCTAGCTCCTGTTATCGGGTCCCGCCAGACCTAGCTTCAGTTATCGCAGTATCCCGCCAGTACTGTCAATAGGGTCAGTTGGCCCATCCCATCGTGTGGCTGGGCCGTTCCACCCACGCCCTGGGCTGGTTTCCGCCCTGGATGAGGAAAGGGACGTTGCTCTCGAACCAGTTCGAGGAGAATGAGTCGGGGTTGACGTGGAGGTTGACGAGGCCACCCCCAAAGGAGGCGGTCACCCGGGCCGGGTGCTGTGCACCGCCCAGTAGGAAGATGACGTCTTGACCAACTTCTGCGTCTGCCATTTTTCTCACTCCTCTGAAGGGGTGCCGGAGGCGGCGACGGGGGACCGCCTCCGGCGCGGGTCAGCCCAGCTTGCGCCTGGGCATCCCCGATCTCGTTAGAACAGGCCCATCTTGCGTTGGATTGCGTGGAGGTCCTCGATCATGCCGGGGCCCTCGTTTTCGGCGGAGCGCCGCTGGGCGGGGCGGCCGCCGCTCTCCTGGCCGCCAAAGGTGGCCACGGCACGGCCGTCGTCCTCGTTGGGGTCGCGGGGCTCTGCCCTGCGACGGGGGCTCTCGCCATCGGACTCGATGACAGCCCCATAGCGGTCATTCAGCTGCTTCGCCACGTCGGCGTAGAAGGCGGAGGTGTTTTGGAACATATACTTCTGGGGGTCGATCCCTTTGGCGATGGCCTCCTGGGTCACCCTCACCGCAACGGTCTCGACCAGCTCTGGATACTCGGCCCACTCTGAGTGCTCTTTGGTGAAGCCGTTCCAGAGGCGCTCGGAAGCGCCCTCGCCCTGGAACTTGGAGGTGACCTCTTCCCGCACCGCCTGGGCCTGGGCCTGCATAGCGGCGTTAATGCGGAGGGCCAGCTCCGTATTGTACTTGTCTTTGTCTTCGAGGGGGTCTGGGAGCCCGGTGGGGTCGAATTTGACGTCTTTCGCCGCGACTCGGGCCACAGGCCGCTCCGCGGCCTGTGGTGCGGCCCACTGGCGACTGGCGCGGGCCTCCTCCAGGGAGCCCTCCAGCTTGGAAATTCGCTCAAGAAGGGCAGTCTGTCCCGCGTCAGGCGCCTCTTTCCTGGTTTGTGTGGCGTCCTCGTTCAAGCTACGGCCGTGGCGCTCGAAGTGGGCGAATATGTCGTCGTTTTGGGGCTGTTCGGCGGGCTGTTGGCGCCGCCTAGTCGTCACTTTGGCCATTATCTCGTCTCTCCGTCAGAGGAAGTGCTGCGGCGGACTCGGCGAGGCACGGAGGCCCGGGCCCTCGGCCTATATTGCCACGCCCGCCGCAGCCCAGGGAGCTTACGCCGCCGTGGTAGGGGGTGTCAATAGCGGGGCATAGCGGGCGGCGCTTCCCTGGGCGCCCCTTTCCCGGGCCCCCATGCGGGCGAGGAGCCGCTCATTCGCCAGGAACTCCATCCAAAGGGCGAGAGCGAGGTCGGAAGTGAGGGTTCCCTGGGTCTGGGCGGCCTTCGCGCGGTTCACGACCGCTAGCTGCATCTTCGCGATGGCGTCCTCCAGGTAGGGGAGGAAGCCCTGGAGGCGCGCTAGCTGCGAAACCTCGCCCATTTCCTGTGCTTCGTTCACTGTTTGGCCACCCCGAGGGCTTGAACCATCTGCTGCATCTCCGGCCCGGCCCCACCTGGGGCCTCGGGCGCGCCCTGTCCGGGCGGAACCCCCTGCGCGCCCAGCGCCTGCTGTTGCGCAGCCTGGAAGGCCTGCGCGGTTTGCTGCATCATCTGCTCACGTTGCGACATAGTCACCTTGGAGATGTCGACATCGCTCAGCTTGAAGAGGAGTTTGATGAACTTCCCGAGGTCAACCTGCCTCATGAACTCCCCGAGCAGCTCGGGCGACTGGGAGAGGAAGGACATCAGCTGGAGGAGGGACTTCAGCATCCGGCTCTTTTGGATCATCGAGCTGATGCCGTGCGCCTGGAACGTCAATGGGCGCGAGGCCAGCTCTTTGCGCCGCGCCATGAGCGGCCCGAAGAGGTCCTCCCCACAGGCCGCCTTGAGGACGGGATCATTCACCGACATATGCTGGAGGCCGGTCTTCCAGACGAGGTCGAGTTGGGGGTTGAGGACCCTGGTCTCGACCGTCTGGGCGATGCTGCGGATGACGGCGCTGCTCGACTCCTGGGTCTGACTGATCTCGGTCGCGGAGGTCCGCCCCTTCGGGGCGAAGCCGCCGAGGCCGATCTCGTTCTGGTTCGCCGCCTCGGTCAGCTCCTTCTTGATCGCCTGCCAGACAGCCATCGCGTCGGGGCCCATATTGCCCAGGTCGATGGCCTTCATGAAGTCCTCGGCCCGGGTCCCGTCCTCCAGCTGGAAGAGCTTGTTCGGCGTCAACCCGCCGGCCATTTGCGAGGGGTCGGAGAGCATCGACGGGACGCAGACGAAGGCCTTCATCGTGCTCACCTGGACGGCGTCCAGGATGAGGTTGGTCAGCATGTTGAAGGTTTGGGCGAGGGAGCCGAAGTCCTCCATGTAGGTTCGGCCGTAGACGGAGAGCGGGGTGATGATGAGGGGCGAGTAGGTCAGCCAGTCGCGCCCGTGCCAGTAGGGGTTCTTCTCGGGCCCGCGGATGAGGAACTGCCCGTTGCCGAGCACCATCAGCGCGTCCTTCGCGAGGACTTTCCCGGAGCTGTCGACCACGGTGGCGAGGTATTCGTCCATCGTGATAGGGGTCCGGGTGCTGGATTGCGCGGCGCCGTGCCCGGTCAGGTCCTCCTTCTGGCGCTCGCTGTCCAGCTCAATGTGGGAAACCATCTGATCGATGGCTTCCATGTTGTAGATGGGTGAGCCCGCCTTGTCCTTCTGCAGGGCCATCGCCCGCAGCTCGTGCTTGTCCAGCTCGATCCGGCGGATACGGTACAAGTTCCGGTAGGTGGGGTCGAGCCAGACGTTGCGGGGATCGGTCGTCTCGATGGCGACCCGCCCGTACTTGCCATAACTGTCGTCCCAGCGGGTGACCGAGCTGCACGCCATCAGCGCGCCGAGCTTGATCTGTTCCTCGAAGACGGCGGGGAAGCCCAGACAGGTGCCCATCTGGTTGCGGCCCGTCATGGAGAGCCAGCAGTCATTCATCCGCTTAACGGCGGAGGTCAGGTCCCCCTCCACATCGGCCGGATCGTCGACGGTGTAGAAGCCATCGGGCCCCGTGACCAGGGCCTCTTTCAGGGCGGCGGCGAAGCGGTCCACAAAAGCTGGCACTTCGGGCAGGTGCTCCTTCGCCTGCCAGCTAGCCTTCGTGGTGTAATCCTGGCGGCCCCAGTAGAGGTGGAGGTTGGAGGTCCACTTAGCGTCCCTTGGGTTGAGGCCGCCCTTGCGTGCGTTATCGGCCTCCTGGAAGTATCCAGTCAGGACCGGGACGATCTTGTCCGCATTCTCAGTGGAGGGCCCTTTTAGGGCCACGTCATCCGCCATGGGCGTAGGGCGGGGACAGAGTCCCCGCCACTCCCTTTACGCCGGCTTCTCGACCGTGGAAACAGCCACAGAAACGGCAGCAGCCACTCGGGCCTTGACAGCCGCCTCAACGGCCGGCTTGACCTGGGCCTCGATCTCGGCCGCGATCATCGCATCCAGCTCTACCTGCGAGGGAAGGGCGAGCTTGACGGCGTCGGTCACCTTCTCCTCGATGGACTTCGGCGGGACGGCCGGGCCAGCGGGGACCGGGAGCATCGCATCCGGGTAGTTCACGCCGTCAGTGAGCAGCTGGGCGTCGGCAATCTTCTTGTCGACGACGGCTACATCGGCCTCCTGCACGGTCTTCTCGGCGGCAAGGGCGTCTAGAATTTGAGTCTTCGTGGCCATAGTGGTCTCCGGGTTCGGGTAGGCGATAGGAGTAGCATGGGCGAGGCGGGAAGGGAAGGCCCTCAGTCGCGTTTGGCGACTAGAGTGGCGATGACCGCCGAGCCGGTGCCGCCTGAGCTAGTCATACGGTAGTAGCGGAAAGCGTCATCGAGGACCTTTCCCGCGTCGGCGGCCGTCACTGAGACCGCGTCCTGCGTCCCCGCCACGGCGACCGATCTCGCGTATCGGCAGGTGACGAAATTAACCCCGTCGTTGCTTCCACCAAACACATAAGTGCCGCCCCCGAAGGTGCCGGTGAACTGGACGGACATCGAGCCCGGCTTGATCCGGGGCAGCGAGACGATCCCGCCAGTGGCGACGCCGTTGAGGGCGCCGGCCCAGGTGACAACGATGAGGCCATCGTTTGTGACGACGTGGGTGCCTGCTGGGGTGGAAGCTGCATCAGCCATTTAGGGGTGCTCCGTGAGCCGGCGGTGTCCAGAGGGCCGGCACCTTCTTGCCGATGATCGGCTGTGGGATGTCTCGGCTAAAGTACCCCCCAGGCGCCCCTTTGTCCAGCCCCGGCTTCTTGTCGCCCGTCGCCCTGCCCATCGGGTAGAGGATGGCGGCCCCGTAGCCGCAGGCGTCGCCCGGGTGGGAGTGGATGTTCTTCACCGGATCGCCGGAGGTGATGCCGCCCCGGGAGACGTGGAAGTAGTAACCGCCCCGCAGGGCGTGCCAGACGGAGGCGCAACGCTCTCTGTCCACCTGGACGAGGCCGCGGCCGCCCACCGTCCGAGTGAGGACGGACTGAAGGGGGTTCAACCGCTCGGCCAACTTGACGGGGCCGCTCCTCCAGCTCCCGCCCAGCATCAGCTTCACGGCGCGAACGGCGGAGCGGGACGTGCTGGTCTGTTCCCGGGTGAGGCCGGCCGGGTCGCCGATGTGCTTCAGCTCGCAGCGGAGCCCCTTGTAGCGCTCGGTCCAGAGGGGCTTGACCCAGTTGAGGATCAGCTCCTCGACCCCGATCCCATCTCCGACCATACAGTCGAGGAAATTCCAGTGGCCAAGCGGAGTGCGCTGGGTAAGGATACAAGTCGGGTTGTGGCCGAAGTCCCACAGCGCGTAGACATCGAGGCGAGGAAGTGGAGTAAGGCCGAGAGAGAGGTGAAGCTTGTCGGCCCACTGCGGCGTACACGCCTTGCCAATCTGCTGGAAGCCGAACTCCCCTTCGACGAACCGGCGGACGAGGTCGGGGCGGTGGGACCAGAGCTTGCGCAGCTCGGCGTAGTAGGAGGCGGGGAGGTGGAGGGAGTTCTCGGGCAGCTGGGGCTGCCAGACTTTGAACTGGGGGTCGCCGGGCTGGACGAAACGGCGATAGGTCCAATGCGCCTCATCTGGGTTGTTCTCCGCTAGTTTCGCGCTGTACCACTTCATCCCGGGCTGTCGCAGCCGCGACATGCCAATGTCGAAGATCATCTCGTCGACGCCGGCCGAGCCCACCGCGGGGGCGGGCTCGTCGATGCCGAAGCCGGCGAACTCGCGGCTCATCAGCTTGCTCGCGTCCTGCTGGTCGTCCATCCCCATGAAGACGACCTCGCCGTCGGCGACGCCCGAGGCCCACTTGAAGGTCTTGCGGCTAGCGTTGTAAGAGCCGAAAATGCCAGGCGGGAACCAGGTGAAGAAGGTCTTCTGCGTCGTCCCGATGATGTTCTCGTAGGTGTCGCGGATGAGGGCCCAGCTCGCGCCGGGGTTATGGCGGGTGTGGAAGAGGGCGGTCCATGCGAGGGCCGTCGACTTGCCCTCGCCCATCCGCGAGGAGAAGAGGTCCGCCTTCGCCCGCGATTGGATGAAGTTGTTCTGGACGGGGTTGGGGATGAACTCAACCTTGTGGAGCGCGGCCATCGGACTCCCCTGTAGCTACAACCGCGAGGGCGGCCCCGGTCGCGGTCTCCCTCGCGCTACGGGCGCGCTTTAGCGCGCCCCGGCGCTGGAGCACCTTCTCCCGGGCGGCCTTCTTTGTCTTGTACTCGATGCTCTCCCGCGGGGTGAGGACCCGCTTCTGAGGGCCCGCCTTCCGACGTTGCTTCCGCTCTGTGGCCTGTCCCTCGATGGCTTCCTCTGGAGAGGGCAACGTAGTTGCCCTCTCCACGTCGGCCTTCAGCTCGTATATGTTGGGGTGCTCGGCGGTCCCACCCGCTAGGTTGTCCCCGCCCATGGGGAGGGAGGTGTTGATCTGGATTGGGACGGTGACGTTGACGTTCGAGCGCTCGCTGAAGACTTGAGGGTTACGCTTGGCCGCAGACCAGCGCAGCTGCCCAACGTATGCCTCTAGCTTCCGGACGTCGACTTGGGTCATCCCAGTCTGGGTGAGCGACTTCCGCAGCCGAGTGAGGGCCTCATCCTCCTGTGCGTATGCGGACATCTCCCTCGCTTTGTTGTACAGCATCCCAACTTGCGGCTCCCGCATGACGAGGGAGAGGAATTGCTGGACGGTGGGCATCCCGGGGAGGTTGGCGATGTCCGAGAGGTCCATCCCGAAGGCGACTTGCTCGCAGAAGGAGAAGACGGCCTCGGGATCGACCAGCTCCCCCTCGCGGGGGCGTAGCATGGGGAGGATTTCACTCACCGCTGGCCACCCTCGGTGGCCAGCTGCCACACCCAATCGCTAGTTCCGTCCGGGTGTTCGAGCTGGATCGACTCGGCGAGGCCATCTTTCGCCCTTCGGAGGGTCCGCTCGCTGATGTTGAGTCGGTTTGCCTCGGAAAGGACGTCAATTGCGGCCCTTGGACCGTCTTTCAGGTAGCCGGAGAGCCACTCGACCGCGTTTTGGAGCGCTTTTGGCGTCCGCGAGATGGTCGTGGGCACCTTTTCGACGTACTTTCCGGTCCAGCGGAGGCATCCGTGGTCATTCCCCACCTCCGCAACCGGCTCAATAGCGTAGGAGATGCCGTCTCCATCCGGTCCCACATTGCCTTTGGTACGCGCCAGGTAGCGACGCCCGTCTTTCCCGACGATAGCGCTGCTTTCGCAGCGCGCAAATCCGCTAATGTCAATGGAGCCGAGGCCTGAGTAGAGCTTATTGTCACCTGGTTGCCCTTTCCTTCTGTGACGGACGAAGACGACGGCGCAGCCAGTCTCCAGCGCGACCCTCCGGAGGATGCCGGCCCACTCCCGGGTCTCATTCGCCCGGTTCATGTCGACGTCGGAGCCCATCCAGGCCTGGAGCGGGTCGATGACGAGGAGCCTTATCTGCGCCTCCCTCACGGTTCGCTCGATCTCCCTCGCGAGGGCGATGTCAATCGTCGCCTGCTGGTCGGTGATGAGGACACGGTTGCGGTCGGCGCCCTGGTTGTCCAACCGCCACGCGATTGTGTCGTCCGCTGCGTCCTCCCCGTTCATGATCCAGGTGTTCATCGGCGGCCGCTTGAGGGAGACGGGGTCGCCCGGGAGGGGGCGCCCGGTGGAGAGGGCGGCCGCGATCTCGCAGGCGATGGTCGACTTCCCCGCGTTGGGGTCGCCCGTGAGCAGGTTGATGGCCCGACACTGGAGGAAGGGGCGCCAGAGCCAGTCTATCGGCCGCTTCTTCACGTCCCTTAACCACACTGCCTCTAGCCTGTTCCGGGGTTTGGGCGGGGGGTTGCGGTTGGGGGTGGGAGCATCGTCTGGGGCGCCGCTTTGCGGCGCCCTCCGCTGAGTCGTCATCGCCCGCTCGGGCCCGCTGCGCCGAAGCGCCTGCTGACGCATGTTCTCGGTCATCTGCTCTTCTGGTGTCGTCATCCCGCCCTCCGTCTTGGGGCCAACAGCCCGTCACCGTCCGTAAGGGCACGACCCTATGCTGGGACGGCTGGGGCCGTTGGCTGAGCGGAAAGTAGCACGGCGGCGCCGGGCTTGGCAATGTGACGGGGTGTCGCAGGGGTCACACTGCCAAAGTCCCCTCTCCCCTAAGTGAATTGCCGTTTGGCAGTCTAGAAGCAGAGCCGAGAGTTGCTGTACTGAAGATCGGCAGTAGAAACCCCTTCCAGGCTAGCGCCCGCGCCCTAGCGGGCGCAGCGCAGGCCGCCTGATATGGGGCGAGGGGCCACGTGGCCTATCCCCTATCACCACTGCCTCTTCCCCTATCCCCTATCGGCCGGGGGCGAGCGCAGCGAGCCCAACTTGCCGAAGGCAAGTTGTCGCGGGGTTATCAGTTTTGCTAACCCCGGGGGCCCTGGGTCCTCCGTGCACCCCGGAATGAATTTCCCGTTTCGCGAAAACCGTCTGGGGCCCCAAGACATGGTCCCGCCGGCCGGCGGCCGGCCTGGGGAAGTTGCTTCTGCAACGGGCCGCGGAGCGGCCCGTTGTATGTACACGCACCCTCCGCCCCCATCCTGTCGACAAAAGCACGCATAAAGTGACTGGCCCGGGCGGGCTTATGTGGGAGAACAAAACGGGGACAAGGTTGCCCTATACGTTAACCTGAGGGAACAAAAGGGCATCAGTCTTATATAAGACCAGGGCCGATGGGTGCGACACTCTGCCACACCAGCGAGGCACACTCGTGCCTCGCTTGCCGCCGCCTCCTCGTGTACACAAGGGAGGCCAGGGCCGCGCATTCGCGCGGCCCATAGAACGGGGACTAGCATGCGCAAAGCAAGACCATACTGGCACGTATTCACCCGGGCGCACGGCCTTGGTCAATACTGGCACCACGAAATCGGCTTCGACAATCGAGCCGACGCAATGGCTGAGGCGCAAGACTATAGCGACAGTGGGCGTCGAACCTTTGTCTGGCGCACCTTTTGGGGCGCCGATCCTGCGGACAAATGCCGCGCGCTCAATCACGAGCTAGTAATGAAAGGCAAGCCATGACCACGAAACGGAAGCCACGCACCCATGACGCCTATGTGGCGGCCGTGGCGCGCCTAGCGGCGCGCCACACAGAGGCAAAGGCAGACGACAAAGCCACCATTCGAAAGGTGCGCCTAGTCTGGGGCGACGGGCCCGATAATACGTTGGGGATAACCCGCTATAACAAATGGCGCGGCGCGGATGGGGGCGTCTCGCATTGGTGCGCCGTCTGCGCGACCGCTCACCCTTCGACTCCGCATCTAATCGCCGAGACCGTGCTGCATGAGTTAGGCCACGCGGTTGTCGGCCCCGGCTTCGGCCACGGGCCAGAGTGGAAGGCTGCATGTGCGCGTCTCGGCTTGGTGGACGCAAAGGCCACCTATCAGCACGGCGACACGCCGACATTCTCCGCGTGGATGCTTGCCCAGCTGCAACGTCTTCCTGTCCCCAATGAAGGAGTGACCGTGGATCGCCCCATCATAACGGGCTTGCCTATTCCGCCAGCCGGCCCTATCCCCATCCGCCCATGCGGCGC